TTGTCCGCCCGCCGTCTGCCTCGGCTTTGCTCTCGCTCTCGCCGTTGCTTCCGGGTGTCGCAATCCGGTCGGCCTCCAGCAGGCGCAGCACGGTCTCGTATGGATTCTGCTTGTTGGCCTTTGTGCCGAACACGCAGAAGCAGTCGCCGCTCACCAGCATGGACAGGAACGCGAGCTGCTGCAGCCCGTAGAACGTCTGCTGCCTCTCCGCGTCGCACATCACGCTGTCCGCCCACAGTTGAAACTCGCGCAGGGTCTTGCGCTCCCATTCGTCGCGCTGATCATCGCTCAGGTTCAGCAGCTCGTTGTCGATTGTCGGCTTCGGGGTAATGCCCCACCCGACGACGTTGGTTGTCAGGGTGTTCGGGGCGCTCCGGGCCAGTCCGCCGCCTGCGTACAGGTCGCGCGCCCGTTTGCGCAGCGTCGCGCCGTGCACGTCGATATCGTCCTCCGCGGCGCCGCCCCCCGTGACCCATCCGATCATGCTGTTCAGGCTCCGGCTGGCTCCGTGCCGCCCGTAATAGCTCGCCGCCATTTTGGGGCCGCCAGTCCGTGCCGCCTCATTCCGCAGGCGGTTGACGAACATCTTTTCGCCGCGCTCCGGGCTGATCAGGAACATGGCGCGCTCCCGGATATTGGGCGACAGTTTCTTTTTCTCGCTCACATTCTCACCGCCTTAAAACCGGGGGACAACGACCTGAACGCGCCGCGCCCTCGATGTGCCGTCCAGCACGTTCACAATCTCGGCGAAGCGCTGAATCATCGCGTAAACCTCTTCCAGGTCTATCGCCTCAAATTCGCGCGTGCCGATTCGGTAGCGTTTGGCCTGCCCGGTGGCAAGCTCCTTCGCGCACTCTTTCCACAGCGCAAGCTGTTCCTGCGCCTCGGAGAGCGTGAAGCCCTTGTAGTATGTCATCGTTCCGGTCGCCACGTTTCGCCCTCCTTCCGTCTGGTCAGATGCGGATGCCGCGTGACACAATCGGGTTGTGCCGCCGCCTGGCCGCCTGCTGCTGCGTGATGGGCTCCTCCTCCGGTTCCCCGGTCAGGAGCTTTTCGTATTTCGGGAAGTTCCACTTGAAGTTCTTGTAGGCCGCCCGCGCGTAGTTCCGGCAGTCGAGCGGTTCGTTGCGCTCGTAGATCTTTGTCCACTGCATCACGGTCTGGCCCATTTTCCGGTGCGCCTGCATCTTTTCGGAGCACAGCCCCCGGAAGTATTCCATGTCGTATCCGGCCCGCTGCTCGATGGGGAAGTGCATATACCGCGCTCCCGGCTCTCCCAGCGTGGTGGCGTACATGATGGCCTCTTTCCCGCTGTCCACGCCGATCAGGTAGCGCATCCCCTTCTGCCCCTCGCTGCGCTTCATCGGGCGGCAGTACGGCTTGTCCTCGCCCGGCTCGCCCTTGATGGCGAACACGCGCCTGCTCTCGCGCTTTGCGCACTGCTTGTAGATGTCCTGGGTGAAGTGCCCGCCGCTGTCCACGAAGGTCGCCATGATGCGCAGCGTCGCGCCGCTCGGCGTTTCCCATTCGTGGTCAAGCAGTTCGTCCACCTCGTCCCACACTCCCGGCGCGTCCGGTCGGCCCGGTATCACGCCCCTGGAGATGCCCCAGCTCTGCTCGTGCGCGTCCCAGCCGACGACCTCGTATTCGAGGCGGTTGTCCTGCGTGTCGATGCCCATGGTCAGCACCAGCACGCCGTCGGGCACCTCCGCGGTGTAGTGTTCCCGGCGGGCAAACAGGGTTTCCGGCACGCCGCTCCGGTCGCGCACTTCCCAGCTTTCGCCCAGCATGGTGTTGACGAATGTTTTCAGCAGTTCCGGGTCGTCCTTTGCGTCCAGAAACGCGAGGATGATCTCTTCCCATTCGCTCCACGGGCTCATCAGCGCATTCATATGGAATGACCGGATGCCCTTCTTCAGCGCTTTGGGGTTCCTGGCGATCCACCTGCCCGCGCAGCGCTTCGTGTCGTACTCGTTCAGTTCGTTGCCGCACTCCGGGCACACCCAGCGCATATTGGTGACCTCAAAATGCTTGTGGCCCGCGCTGTCCTCGTACTCGTCGCGGTCGAATCGGATCTGGTCGAATGTGATGAAGTGGTACTTCCCGCAGGCCGGGCAGCGGGTGTTCCATTCCTCCTGCGTGCCGTTGATGTACTCCGCCTCGATCTTGCTCGCGCCTTTGATGGTCGGGGTGGAGGTGACAACGATCTTCCGGTTTCGGTGGAACGTCTCCGTCCGGCGCTCGGCCAGCCGGATAGGGGAGCCCTCGCGCCCGGCGCTGTCCGGGTAGCGGTCTACCTCGTCCATAAACAGGTAGCGCACGTTATGCCCGGCCAGGTTCTCCGGGCTGTGGCTGCCGGTAAAAAACAAACTGCCGCCTGGAAACACTTTCAGGCTGGCAGTATTGGTGTCGCCACGCTGCTTCTCGTCAAACACCTTGCGCTTCAGGCACGCGGTGGAGAGAATCAGGGGTGTGACGGATTTCTTGCTGAAATTGTCCGCGTAGTCCTGCGTGGACTGCACGTACATCATCGGGCCGGGGTCAAGATCCATGCTCCGCCCGATCATGTTCAGCAGCATGGTGGTTTTTCCGACCTGGGCGCTTGTCATCATCACGATTTTCCACACGCCCGCATCGGTAAAACTGTCCATGATTTCCTTCTGGAACGGTGCTTTTTCGTTTCGCCACCGTCCGGGGCTGGATGAAGAATCGCTTTGGAGCACGCGGTTTTTCGCCGCCCACTCGCTGACAGACAGCATGGTCGGCGGTTCGATCTGCTTCATGGCAAAGCGCCACAGATCACTCAGCGTCCTCACTTTCCTCTTCGGCATCGTCCACTTCCTCCCGCGTCCATTGCGGCGATTCTGCGCGGGTCAGTTCGATCATGGCAGCCCGCAGCTCCTCCTCCAGAATCCTGGAGATTTGCCCCGCGTCCGTCATGCCCTGTATGGTCTGGGCGACGGCGGCGGGAATCTGGAGCAGCGCCTGTTTGAAGGTGTTGATCACGTCGCCCCAGAGCCGCTGCACCTCGATGGTGTCCACCATGTCGCCACGCATCCGCAGCACCTGCAGCCGGGTCTTTTCGGCCTTTATGGCCTCGTGCTCCGTCCGTATCGCGTCGAATCCCGCGCCCTTGGTCGCCTGCCGCACCCGGTAGGCCACAAAGCGCTGCACGAATATCGCCGGGTCATAACCGCCGCCGTCCGCCTTGACGAACAGCTTTTCGCCCTCTCCGTCTGCGTCCTTGTCAATCTGGGCCAGCCTGCGCGCGGTTACACCGGCAAGCTCTGCAAGCTGCCCCTGCGTCATTCCTTCCATTGTGTCAATCCCCCCGGATGGTTCCGGCATCATAGGAGAGCAGGCTCAACATCTTGTTTGCCATCTCCTCGCCCAGATGATTCTCGATGTCGCTCCGGGCCTCGTTGCTGACATGGTGCGACACGGCCTCTGCGGTCACGCGCGCCAGATGCCTGTCAGGCTTTCGGGTGAACGTCAGCCCGTTCAGCTTGCCCCCGCCGATAAAGATCGGGCCATTGCCCTGCAGCCCGGACGCGCGGGACGGCAGCGTGCTGATGCCCTTCTTGCGTACCTCGCGGAACCGTGCCTGCTTGCTGCCCTTTGCCGCGCTCTTTTTGTTGGTGATCTTGAACGCGGCGTTTCCCACACCGATTGTGCCATGCACGCCGCTGATCGGGATGATGCAGCCGATCCCGCCGTGCTCGCGCTGGTAAGGCTTGATATCCTTCCCGACGCGCTGGCGCGTGATATAGTAGTGCGCCGCCACATCGTCCTTGATGATTCTGCCCGCTTTCCGTGCCGTTGAGCTCACGGCCTTGCGCATACGGTTTTCAAGCGTCTTTTCGGAGAATTTGTCGCGCAGTTCGTTAAGCACGCGCTCGGCTTCGCTGGTATCCACATATATATCGCTTGGCAACGTGCTCACCTCCGCGCGGGCATGGAAAAGCCCCCGCCGGATGGGGACGGCAGGGGCGCAGGGAGAAACAAGAGAGGGGTGACGGGACAAGGCGGAGAAGCGGGGAGTTGAGCCACTTCTCTTATACCTCATCCCAGTTTACATTATACAATAAAAACATTGAAAAATCAACAAAAAACTGTGCGATGTGCAAAATAAACATTGCAAAAATCAATCTTCACTGTCGTTTCCGCCATGGAAGATCCGATCAAACTGGCCCCAGTTCACCGACCGGAAGCACGGTGCGCTCTCAATCGCGTCGCAGATTTTCTCGACGTAATACTTTGAGATCCGCAACCGGCTGGCGATGTCCTGTTTCGGCCTGCGCTCGATATAGGCCAGCTTGACGAATGTCCGCATGGTGTCGTCGGCACAGTCCGCAAGCAGCGCCGCCTCCTCCCCGGATTCGTGCAGATACCGCCGCAGGGCCCGCTCTTCCATCCGGTACTGCTCGTCCAGCTTGATCAGCAGATTCGGCATACTGTCGTGGTTTCCGCCCCCGCCCGGCATCCCGGTCAGGCGCTGCGTGGTGCGCGTCAGAATTGCGCGGATTGTGGCGATACGTTCCTCGTGCATCTCGATGTCCGCCAGCACGTCCTGCGCCCGTCCGACGCGGATACAGTCCCTGTTCATGGATTCCCTCCCGCTGTTCCTGTGTTCATCCGCCGCTTACCATCCGCCCCTGCGGCGATCCTCTGCGAGCAATACCGCAATGATAACCGCCAGAGCGAACACGAGCCACCATTCCATAGATTTCGCCTCCCTCAAATCGCCTTGCATTCTTCCATCGAAAACGCGGTTTTTTGTTCCGGCGCTGACCGCAAACGCCGCCGGGGTTTACAGCCGCCCTTGTTGAGGCGGGGTCAGGGGAAAAGAGGAGGTGGTGCGCTATGCCGACGCACGCTTGAACCCGTTCCCCGCCCAGGGCAGCACGTGACGGTGGAGTTGCACATGAGACCGGAACGCCGGGCTTATAGCCCGATCCCCCTGGATGGATTGTCAAAGTCAGTCGGACGTGGAGTTAGTCTTCTTCCTCCTCCTCGTCCTTCACCCTGCGCACCCACGCGACGTGATCCCAGTTGACAAGCGCCCCTGTGCGGCTGAGCGCGTCCCCCATGTCGATTTCGTCGCCGTCCTGCCCGTCAGATGCGAAGTCAAACACAGTCCCGTTCCCACGGTCAAACGGCGTCCTGTCGTCCAGCTTCACCTTGTGCCCGCTTGCAAAGAAAATCTCGATCCTGCTCATGGTCACACGCTCCTTCCCGTTACAGCTTCGCCTTTTCCGCCACGGCCTGTGCCGTGAGCTGCCGTCCGCATGCTTTGCAGTATTTGTCGTGTCTTCCGACATACTCCCCGCAGTGCCCGCATTGCCACGCCGGTAGGCCGATCACGTTGTCCATCGAGATGGCGCTCTCCAGCCTGTCCGCAACTGGAGGCTCAGTGTAAACCGTCTGGATTTTCAGCGGAATCGGCACGGGTTCCGGCATTGTCACGGCCTTGTATTCGTCCATCACAGCCAGCGCCTGGTCGGCGGTCATCGTCCCGCCATGTTCGTTCGCGCACTTGTGCATCGCAAGATAGACCTGCGCGAGGGTCACGTAGTGGGTGTCCATGTACTCCACCCGGCTGATTCCAACAACTGACATTGGTCTGATTCCTCTCTCTGTTTTCATGTCGTTTTAATCCACCCGCCCGCCGGACTGTGCGTTTTTGTGCTCCTCATCCTCTGCCTCCATCCTGTCCCCGAAATAGTACCGCTGTATCCCGTCCACCACAGCCCAATGCGCGAAGTCCTGTCCGTGCCAGCAGCTATCATCCACCAATTCATTCGGCACCACGATGATGCACGGTACATAGCGCTTGATCATGTCCTCCTTGGTGCAGATGCAGTTGTACGCACCTTCGCATGGCTCGATCACACGATCATCAAACGGGAATGCGATATCCTTGTGCCCGCTGACATACTGCTCATATACAGACCCAGCATTGCAGTCATATGGAGCATCGTTCCAGTCATCGCCCCACCATTCCTGCAGATCGTCTGCCCCAAGCCAAAACCGTACAACGTTGCCTTTTTTCTCGAAGTCAATGATTTTCATTCCAATCTACCTCCCGTCCGCATCTCCAGCAGTACGCATCCCGGCTCCCCTTGGCGATTCTCAGCCCCGCTCCGCACATCCCGCAGTAGGCCCAGCGGCGTTTGCCTGTATAGCCGTCCGACCGGACAATGTGCGGCCTGACTGGCTTCTGCAGCTTCAGCGCCTCCATGCCCATACGACATGCCGTTTTCACAGTTTCAAGGCTGTCATACGCTTCCCGGTGTTCCGGGTTCAGTATTTCAATTGCACGGTCAATCGTCATTCCGCATCACTCCCCATGAACAATAGTTTTCGTCCTCCGTATTGATGCTGTGCAGTCTGCATCTGTTCCATGCGTCAACCACGTTTTCACCGCTGTAATGGAATTGGCAATCCTTGCACCGGACTACTTCAACCATATTTGTTTCTTTTTCCTTCGGTTTCCATGCTTCGCAACATTCATCACGCCATGTTCTGTGACCGCTGTAATTGCACATGATTGGTGACCCATCAGTTTCAGACCATCCGCAGTTTTCACAGTTGAAGTTCATTCCGCTTCATCGACCTCCGAATGTTTTTTCACCCAATAGCTTCTAACCTTTTCAACAATTGGCACAACATCTTTGTGAAAATATCCATGTGCTTTTTCAATGGCAAAAACAATCTCCGCACAAGCGACATCAATTTTCCCTTCATAGATGAAACGCAGAGCATTGTTGAGCATATCGCACGATGGATACCGTCCGAATAAAGCGTTTTTCTTTTTCGTGTTCATTCCCGCTTCACCGCCTTTCCCGATGATGGATTAAAATCTGCGCAGAACCAGTTCCCTTCGTCATCTGCATCGGCGAATTTGAATTGTATAGAGCATTGACGATTGCTCCTGCAATTTTTGCAACGCATAGCTTCCTGCTCCTTCAGCAGTTCCAAAGCGTCCCGCATTGACATCGTTACGTTCCCCCATCCGGGGAACTGATGACATGGTATATCTTCAATCCATCTGATATTTGTCTCCAGATTGCTAATGGTAATTTTTCGGTCAATCATCCCACTTCTCCGCCTCCCTCGCCATTCACACCCGATTGGCTTTTTGGCATTATCAATCAGTAGTTTTTATTCGCAACAACCGGCAATTCTCAATAAATAATTAAGTAATATTTTCTCTCTGTTAGCTGGTACATTGTAAGCATTTCTAATCGTTTTAAACGCTTCAATAAACTGCTCTTTTATCTCTTCTTGCTCTTTCAGCAGGGCGAGAGCGTCACGCATCAAATCCGCTTTGCACTCCACTCTGTAAACGAGATTCTTGTACTCATACGGACATCCGCCTTCGCAACCTCTGACGCAGGTTTCAAGCCATTGCATCACTTTCTCCCTGTCAGGCATCCCCGCTCACCTCCATCTCTGTTCCAGTTTGAAATTCATCGTCCCGAACTTCCGCTTTTTCAGATAGTGCCATGCAAGCGCAACCAGCCCGCAAAACAAATTTTTCTGTGGATAGAAGAACGGCTGTCCCTGACAGGTCACAACAACCACCCACTCAGGCATCCCCGGTCACCTCCTCCGGTGGTTCGGGTGGAAACATCCAATGAGTGATTTCCCACACAGGGTGCACATTATCGTTT